GTTACGGCGTCATCCATATCCGGATATGTGACGGAGATCATGCCGTTCGCATAGTCAATCTTTGATACCCTTCCGATCCTGATTAACCTGTCCGCCATGCCATCACCTCACAGTCTCTTATAGCATTTATGCATATCAACCTTTTGTTTCGTGCCGACGTCTGAAATAGACGTTGTGATCTTATCGATGTAATACTTCCCGGATGCCTTGCCCATACCTTTTACCTGAACCGTCTGCCCGGATGTCAGCACCTGATTCATCCAGATCGTGCCGGATAGCTTGGTCATCTTCTCATTCGCTTCGTTGACCTTCTGCCGGGCTTTTGTGTCTGCCTCTGCATGACTGTCGCACTTGCTGTTAACATACAGCACACGGGACTTCAGCGAGGTCTCATCGGCATTTCCGACAGACAGCTTGATCTCGTCCTTGCTGGACTTATCGGATTTATACGCTATGATCGCACCGGTGTAAGTCCCTTCGAGTTCATCGTCATAGCTCCAACTGTCCCCGATAAAGTCCTTCCGGGTAATCGTGCAGACAGGACTCTTTGCTTCGAGTCTCCCCGCATCGAAAATCACGATCTTTTTGTTATAGATCTTCATCTTCAGGCCGTAATCCTTCACGGTACTCGCGAGGAAATCGGAGTCTGTTTTATCTGTCTGCTCCAGTGACTCGATGTTGACGTTGCCGGCGTTATACACACAAGTCAGGCCGTACCGTCCGGCGATCTCATTCCCGATCTGCGAGAGCGTCACGCCCTCCCATGTCTTTGTTCTCTGCCGGGTCTTAAAACTCCGGTCCTGTGGGATCGCAAGACCGCCGAAGGTGCACCGGAGTGGACCGCCTGAGAACTTAATCGAGTCCAGGATAAAACGGCCATAAGTAAGCTTCAGCCGTTCCCCGACATAATTCCAATCTTTGAAAATGGCTCCGCCCGTGATGACATCGCCTTTTGTCGGATACCAGTCTTTGATCCACTGCATATCAGCGTCATACAAATCAATGCTAATTGAATCACTGGAACCGGCAGTCACATCGGTAAAGGTCACGCCGATCAGATACGGCTGCAGCTTCTCGGAAATGTCATGACCGTTGAATTGCAGCGTAGTAACCACGCGCCGACCTTTGATCCGTTCGCGCTGGATCGTAGACACATAAGCGGATGCGATCTTCATAGCTTCTTCCATGCCCGCCATATCAGTCCGCCTCCGTTGCCCAGATCGTGTTATCATCGTCCGAATGCCAGAATGGCAGATCATCCGCCGACTCTTCCGGGATGTCCGGGACTGTGATCTCTATGCCGCTGTCGAATCTGAGGATCTCTGTCAGAGGTAGATTAGCCTCAAGCAGATGCCTCATGTACTTCTCATCTCCGAACAGCTTGTAAGAAATCAGGTCCCACGTGTCACCCGATACTGTTTTATAAATGGATGCCATCCGAATACCTCCCCTTTACGTGTAAGCCATCCGGCGGTCATCCGCTTTCATGCGCTCATACATGGATCGGAACTGCTCCATAGACCACTGCAGGGCATTCCTGACATCACCCTCTGAAGCGTTGCCAGTGATCGTGATCTGCGGTGCGAACGTCACAGATCCGGAAGACTCCCCGCCCGATCCGGCGCTTGCGGCATTGAGTCTGTTCATGCTGCCTGACAGGGAATCTGTTGTACCCTGTCCGACCGTTCCGGCAAGACTGCTCGCCGCGCTGTACACGGTGGGCGCTGACTGCTCCATACCTCCGGCAAGACCTAGACCGACATAATTACCGATCCCCTCCATGACTTTCGAGGGTGAATGAATCTGCAGCGCGGAAGACATAACGCTCGCGATCTGTGACGCAATGCTCTGGGCCGCCGCAATGGCTGCAGCTCCGCCCGCCTGGATGCCGGCAACGAGTCCGGCCATCATGTTATTAGCGATGCCTGCAAGGTCGATCGAAGCAAATGCCGCCACAATACCGCTTGCAGCTGTCTGTGCTGCCATCTGGGACGTCATCATGCTAGTCTGGATAACCGTCTGCACCGCTGTAAAGTCCGCTGTGACGGTCGTGTTGACCGTTGTGGACATAGTTGTGATAGCCGTCTGTACAGCTGTCGCCGCTGTGGTGACAGTGGTCTGCATGGTTGTCATTGTAGTGTTGAGAGTCTGAACCACTCCGTCAATCGTGCCAGCGTCAATGGATGTCAGCAAGCCTGAGAGAGCGTCTGGGCTGAGTGAAGTTGTCATGTCTGGAGAAAGCGCTGTCTGGATCTCTTGACCTGTGCTTTGAGCCTCTTGCTTCAGCTGCTCAAACTGTTCAGTCATGCCATCCGTAGACGTACCAGATTCTAGTCCGTCTTTTGCGGATTCCATCGCTTGCTTTGTTGCTTCCGAGATGCCGTTTGAACTTTCCTCGACCACTTCCTGAGCCTGCTCGTAGCTGATACCGAGTTCATCCATTGCGGATTTCATAATATTCATATAGCCCGCAATATCATCAGCATCTTCGAAGTATTCTATGTCGCCCGCCTTTGACTCCATATCTGCCATGACTTGCTCAATGGTTGTCTGGCCTTCAAGTAACTCAGTTGTTAACGGTCCGAGATCCGTGCCATTTGCAAGCTCAATCATCTTCTCGTTAACGGCATCCACATGCTCGCCATAAGCATCAAGTACACCAGGATCAAAGACTTCCTCCATTTCAGGGGCAGTATCCGTCATTGTCAGGGCGTCAACCAAAGCCTTGCCCGCCTGCATGCCAAGTGATCCAATACCGTCAATGATTGCCGAAACAACTGCAACACCAGCGTCAAAGAATCTTGGAATCGCGTCAAGGATACCGTTCAGAAGATCTGAAACAATCTGAGGTGCATTACTTGCCAAAACAACAGCACCAGATATTAAACCTTTAGCGAGTCCTTCAACAATTTCAATACCGCCCACGAGAAGATCTCCTGAATTTTCAGCAAGCGCACCCACAAGAGAAGAAACCAGATTCCCTGCTGTTTCTCCAAATTCTGCTCCATTGTCCTTAAACCATGAGCCCATGTTTGTGACTACGCCCTTCAGGCCCTCTGCAAGCTTGTCGGCAGTACCTTGTTCCACGAGCCCCTGCCCGAGTCCCATTAAAAGATTTCCCGCAGCGGTTCCGAATTCTGCCGTATAATTCAAGAAACCTTCTCCGACCGATGTAATAATTGACGCCGCTGCGTTTCCGATCGATTCGGAGTTGTCTTCTGATCCGATACTCTTGACCAGCTCCGTTGCAAAGTTCGTGGCTGCCTCAATCGCCTGAGGGCCGGTTGTCTGTAGCTCGGTCGCGATATTCCCGACCTCAGTTCCGATCTGCTGTGCGAGCCCTGTGAGACCGTCAAGCTTGAATGCTTCTTTCAGGTTATTCATGGAGTCCGTGATTTCCTGCACGGCTCCACGAAGACCCGTTCCTTCTCCTCCGACAAGGTTGTTATAGATCTCGATACCAAAGTCCTGTGTTGTGGATTTCAGGATATCCAGATCACCCTGAAGGGTATCAGTTGCAGTCTTGTATCGCTCATCCAATACATCGAATGCTTCACCGGCTTCATCAACGCCGTTCCTCGCATTCTCCAGATTCTGCAATAAACCACTCCACGCACCGTCTTCACCGATCGAGTCAAGCAGATACTGTGCTTCCGACTGATAATTAGTACCGAACAGGTTAGCCATGATCTGAGCTCGTTCGGATTCATCTTTAACATTTCCAAGAGCAGTTTTGATATTCCCCAGCATCTGCTCGAATGATAGGAAATTGCCGGAATCATCCGTGATCGTGGTTCCAAGCTGTGCAAGGGCCTCGTGCACGGGTTTTGAATCCTTAGCAAGCCGCGTGAACATACTGTTCAAAGCTGTACCCGCCTCACTACCCTTTGTACCGTTATTTGCAAGGATGCCAGCAGCCGTGCCGAGTTCATTCAGATCAATGCCCAGAAGCCTGGCCGCACCACCGGCCCCGATCATGGTTTCCATGAACTCCGAACTGGAATAGTTCGCAGCCGAATCAGCGCGGGCAACCATGTCCATGTATCCGCCGTAGTCATCCATAGTCAAACCGAGCGCGCCCATCGAGTCAGTAACCAGATCGGATGTCCTCGCAAGATCCTCCCCTGATGCGGATGACAGCTTGACCATATCATCCAATGCGCTGATAGAATCATCCGCACCCCATCCGGCAAGAGCCATAT